TCATTTACTAAATTGTTAAAAAGAAATAGATCAAGTAGATTTTTATTAAACAGCTTTGCAAAGAAAGTAGCATAATGGAACATAATCATGACAAAGAAGTATTAGGTTTGGTTGAAAGAATTAAAGAATTAAGAACTAAAATTCTTATACATTCTTACTTATATTGGTATAAAGACAATCCAATGGTAAGTGACACTCTTTTTGATAACTGGAAAATCAATCTTGTACATTTACAAAAACAATTTTCGGAAGATGAAAAATTTAAACTTATAAAAATAGATTTTTTTGATTCAGCATTTACTAATTGGGATGGTAAAAATAGTAAAGCTTTACCACTTTTTGACGATTGGGTTGTATCAAGAGTTGATATGTTAGACAAATATAAAAATGCGACTCCATATTTTAATATTTAAGATTGTGATATTACTTTCTCTATCTGGTTGTTTTGGTTCAACACTTTTTACAATCGGTGGAATATACAAAGTGACTATCGGTGATGTAATTACAAAGACAGCGAGAGTAATGCCAAAAATTGATGATAATAAAGAAGACTATGAAAATAAAAAGTTATAAGCTATTGATTTTAAACACTTTTTTCTTTTTCATAACTATATACTTTTTCATCAAACTATGATAAAATATAAGGTAAATATAAACAAAATAAAGGTAAATATATGATGAATAATGTGAACGTAAAAAGATTTGTTGAATTACTTCATAAGTCGTATTCAAACGATGAAAGTAAATTTACAAAACAACAAATTCTAAAAACAATTAGGAATAATAAGTACGAGAAAAAAGCTGATATTTGGGATTGGATTAAAACCCAAAAAGCTGGCAGAGGAAATTACTATATTCCTCTTTCAAGTGTTTCTTCTTCGGTCACTTCAAATGTTTCTAATGTAGTTATCAATAAACAAGAAAATCTATTAGATCCAAAATCTTTAATTCCTGTTAAAGATTCTAATTATGTTCCATTCGGAAATTTTAAAGATCTAGAAACAATCATAACTTCTAGAAATTTTTATCCAGCATTTATTACTGGTCCGACTGGTAATGGTAAATCTACATCAGTTGAGCAAATATGCGCAAAGCATAAAATTCCTCTAATCAGAGTTAATTTAAACAGCTTAACAGATGAAGACCAATTAATTGGTACTAAAACATTATTAAATGGAAACATTGAAATAGTCGAGGGTCCAGTGGTAATTGCAATGAGACTTGGAATTCCACTATTACTTGATGAGATCGATGCTGGTGGTGCAAATACTTTATTGTGTTTACAGCCTATCCTTGAAGGAAAACCATTTTATTTCAAATTAAGAAATGAAATCATAACACCAAGATTTGGTTTTAATATTATTGCTACTGCTAACACCAAAGGTAAGGGGTCAGAAGATGGCAAATATATTGGTACAAATGTGTTGAATGAAGCATTCCTTGAAAGATTTGCTGTGACATTTGCACAAGAGTATCCATCGGCTCAAGTTGAAATTAAAATCGTTAAAAATTTAATGACAGCATATAAATGTATGAATGTTAAATTTGCAGAACAATTAGTAAAATGGGCTGATGTAATTAGAAAAACTAATGAATCAGGTGGTGTTGATGAAACAATTACTACAAGAAGATTAGTCCATATTGTAAGAGCATATTCAGTATTTAAAGATATTGAAAAATCTATCGCTCTTTGTACTAATAGATTTGATGATTCAACTAGATTAGCATTTGTTGATCTTTTTGATAAGGTGTCAAGTAATAAAAAAATAGAGACTGAAAAAGTGTCAGAGCAAACTATTAAAGCTGAAGTTGTATCACAACCAGTTGTATCACAACCAATGGATGATTATTTAAAAAGTAAAATTGCACAGGTGGGAGCGACAACTTAATGCTGACATACGAATTACTGACTAAATTTCAAAAAAGATGGGTGGATGCAGTTTCTCAATTGTATCCACAATGCATCGAAAGTGGTTCAATCACTGCAGTACAGTGTATCGAAGCATATCGTATTCTTAAAACAAAACGAGCCGATGGTATTGGCAAAGTGGGATATCCAAATTGGTTATTCAATAAGAATAAAATAAAAAGAGGTTTGTATATGTTTCCAGCAAAGGGAGTGACCATAAGTAAGTGGATGCAAACTACAACACAATCTAAGAATACAGAACAGAAATCTTCGCCTGTAATTATTCCAGATAGAGAAATAGATCCTAAAGATAAACAATTCTTTGATGATCTTTCTTCTCATGGATTAAATTTTAAAAAGAATTCCTAGTGGGGGTTTGTTTATGTTAAGCACCCTTTCGGGGGGGTGCATTTAGTAAAGTGGGGATCCCACGTAGGAATACCTTTTCGTCCCCACTTTACTTACAATTATTTTTATAGTATAATATACATTTTATGAAAGAATATAATCAACTTACTGAATCACAAAAAAGATATATTGACGCAGTAATTAAAATAATACCAAAAATTGCAATTGAAGGCAGAATAACTGCAGCAGTAATAGATAGTCTTTATTGGAAATTAAAATCTGAAAGAACTGCTGATAAGAAAACACATTTGGGCTTTCCTAATTGGATTATAAAATCATATAAAATATCTTCAGGTGTTTATGTATTTCCTGCTCCAGGAATTAATCCAACTGATATAGTTAAAACAACACCAGTGGGAAATAACTCAATAGCATCTGAAGTTTCAAAAACTGAAGAAGATACTAAATTTTTTAAGGATGCTATAAATGTATAGATTTAAAGAAGACAAACTATTAAAAGAATTCAAAGAACATATTGACCAAACATATAAAGGTCATTATTCTAAAAACAAATTTCAATCAACAGAGTTTATTGTTGATTGCGGTCATGGTCTAGGATTTACACTAGGCAATGTTTTAAAGTACGTGCAAAGATATGGTCATAAAGATGGTGCTAATCGTAAAGACTTGTTAAAAGTTTTACATTATGCATTACTTGCTCTTTATGTCCATGATAGTCAACATAATGATAACAATAAGGAGTGAAACAAATGAAGTTAAGTAATGAAACACTAGCAATAATGAAAAATTTTGCAGGAATTAATTCAAACTTGCTGTTGAAAGCAGGTGATAGATTAACAACAATTTCTCCTGCTAAAAACGTGATGGCAGTAGCAAAGATTGCAGAAAAACTTCCAATTAATGGAACTGGTGCATTTGGTATTTACGAACTAAATGACTTTTTATCTGCTTATTCTCTTCTTGAGAGTCCAGATATAAGTTTTGCAGACAAGTATTTACTAATTGAAAGAGGAAATCAAAAGATTAGATTTTATTCTGCTGACACAGAAATGATCTTATCACCAGCAAAAGAATCTCTTCCAGTAAATGAAGATGTATCATTTTCTATTTCTAAAGATAATTTAGATATGATAAACAAAACTGCAAGTGTATTAAAAGCTAGTGATGTATCAGTAGTTTCTGAAGATGGTAGAATTAAAGTAATCGTTGGTGATAAAAAGAATAATTCATCAAATAATTTTACAATTGATCTAGGTGCTTCAACTACAAAAGCAGAATTCAAAGTTTATCTTAAAGCAGAAAATCTAGCAAAATTGGTTGTGACAGATTATACTGTAGCTGTTGATAGTAAAAAATTATCTAAATTTACTGCAACAAAGGGTTCAATTGTTTATTATGTAGCAATTGAAGCTGATTCAATCATCAAAAAATAATATAATGGGAGGAACACTCCCATTGTACAACTAGATTATATTATGATAAACACCATTGACAACCAATTCGTTTGGGTCGAAAAATATAGACCACGCAAAATAGACGAATGTATTCTTCCAAAACATTTTAAACAATCTTTGAAATCCTTTATTAAGGAAGGACAGATACCAAATTTCTTATTCTTTGGTACAGCTGGTGTTGGTAAAACAACAGTGGCTCGTGCACTCTGTGAAGAAATAGGTGCTGATTATATTTTAATTAATGGATCAGAAGAGGGAAGAAGCATTGATACCTTAAGAACTAAAATTAAATCTTTTGCTTCAACTATATCTTTAACTGATGCAAGGAAAGTAGTTATTTTAGATGAAGCAGATTATATGACTGCTACATCAATGCAACCAGCATTAAGAGCATTTATTGAAGAGTTTGCTTCAAATTGTAGATTTATTTTTACTTGTAATTACAAAAATAAAATTATAGATCCAATCAAATCAAGATGTGCTGTGATTGACTTTAGAATACCAGTAGAAGAAAAAGAAGTCATATCAGTTGAATTCTTTAATAGAGTTAAACAAATTTTAGAAAAAGAAAAAGTAAAATATGATGGTAAAGTGATTGCTACTCTTATCACTAAATTCTTTCCAGATTTTAGAAAAACAATAAATGAATTACAAAGATATTCAGTTGGTGGCACTATTGACACAGGAATACTTGTAGGAATTTCTGATGACTCCTATATCAAATTGTTTAGGTATTTAAGAAACAAAGAATGGGATAAGATGCGTGAGTGGATTGATTTAAATTCCGATATTGATACAGCTAATTTGTTTTCAGATATTTTTGATAAAATACAACCAATTATAGACAAAAATTCATTACCAGAATTGGTTCTGATCCTTGCTGACTATCAATACAAATCTGCCTTTGTGGCTGATCCAACTATTAATAAAGTTGCAGCTATGACAGAAATAATGAAAAAATGTCAGTGGAAATAAAACAATATAAATCGAATCCTTTTAGATATGTTGCTGCAATCAACTATTCTAAAGAAGATCTAACAAATAACTTCCCTTTATTCGAAGAAGAATATAATTCTTATTTAACAAATAGATCTCTATCTTATTTCCCAGATACTGTGCTAATCGCCAATGAAATTAACATTTTTAACTTCATTCCGAAGCATTGGCAATTTCTATTTTACCTAAATATAGTGTCTAAGAAGAAAAGATATTCCAGTAAGAAATGGGCGAAACGATCAAAAGATTCGAATGAAAGCTTGGTTATGGAATATTATAATTGTTCTTTACAAAAAGCAAAAGAAATTTTAAGTCTCTTAACTAAAGAACAAATTGACATTATTAAACAAAAATTATTTAAAGGTGGAATTAATAAATGAGTGAAATTGAAAACAAAACTTCTCAAGAATCTTTAGAGAAATCTCAGTATAAATCTGAGCAAGTCTCCTTTGATTGGAAACCTGAGAAGATGCTTGAGGTTATACTGATTGAACCAGATAACTTTTTAAAAATTAGAGAAACATTAACACGTATTGGTATCGCAAGTCGTACTGATAAAAAGTTATATCAATCTTGTCATATATTACATAAACAAGGAAGATATTACATTGTACATTTTAAAGAATTATTTTCTTTAGATGGTAAAGAATCAAATATCACATTAAACGATATTGAAAGAAGAAATACTATTGCTGCATTGTTAGCAGATTGGGGTCTTTTAAAAATTAAAGACGAAACTGCAATTACTCAAAAAGCTTCTTTGAGTCAAATTAAAGTTTTAACACATAAAGAAAAAGGCAACTGGGAACTAGTTGCTAAATACAATATTGGAAAACGAGTAAAATAAAAATGTTTACAACTTTTTTTTTAGGACCGAATGTCATTGCTTTTATAGCTATGACATTCTTTTTGGGTCTGGTTTTAGGATACAATATTGGAAAACGAGTAAAATAAAAATGTTTTATATTTGGCATACTTTATTAATAATTGCTTTTATAGCTATGGCATTCTTTTTGGGTCTGGTTTTAGGTAAGAATATAGACTCATGGACACGGAATTTAAGCATATTGGACAAGAAAAAAGATAATAAATCCAATAACTTAGATAAATAATATTGTATAGGTACTTGTATTTTTTAAAATAATACCTATATAATAGTGTATATTCGATCGTTGTATCGAGTATAACACACCTGACTGTTTCAATAGTGAAAAGTCAGTAGTAAATAATAACCTTGCTTTCATAGGAGGATATAAAATGATAGCATACATCAATCAAGCGATTGACACTCTGTCAAACGCACAAAAGTCTTTTGTTGAAACATTCATCAAAGACTCAAAAGTAGCAGGTTCAGTAAATACAATTATTGACTCTACTCAAACTTTTAGCAAAACATCAGCAAAATCAATTCTAGATTATCTAGATTCGATATCGACTGTAATTAGCAAAGGAGGAAAGTAATATGGTATATAAACTTCCTTCATTGTTTAATGATTCATTTTTCAAAGACTTCGATAAGTTTTTCGTAGGATTTGATGACCAATTGGCAAAGTATCACGACATACATGAGTCATTTGGAAAAATGATACCAAACTATCCACCATACAACTTAAAAAAAGTTGACGAGAACAAATATGTAATCGAAGTGGCAGTAGCTGGATTCGCAAAATCAGATATTGAAATCACATTAGAAGATGACAAGTTAATCATCAGAGGTGAATCAAAATCTGATAGTGAGAAATCAGAATCAAAAGATGTTGAGTTATACAAAGGTATAGCAAATCGTGCTTTCGAAAGATCGTTTGCACTATCTGAGAATATCGAAGTAAAAGATGCTCAATACTTAAATGGTATGTTAAAAGTTATTCTTGAAAGAATAATCCCAGAACATAAAAAGCCAAAAAAGATAGCAGTAAAGTAATATTGCTAAAAATGGTGGGGTGTTTATTCACTCCACCATTCTTTATTTAATTAAACAATGTCTTTTAAAGATTGTATTTTTCATTTAACTTGTATTGGCATTCAATGCTGTTTACTTAAACAATGCAAGTGCGAGGAATCGTACAATCTTGAAAAAGAATATCCAACACCAGATAAATCAATTAAAACCCCATCAGAAGAACTACAAGAACAATTAGAACCAATTTTTTAACTATTTACTTACAATTATTTTTATAGTATAATATTATCCATTATGTCGGAAAATAAAAATCAAATAAGAATAATTGTATTATTATCAGGACAACAGCTAATCGCAAAAGTCCTTGATGAAGATAAACACAATGTTATATTAGATAAACCAGCGATTATAATGACACAGATGGACGATGGTAAAGGAAAATTCCAATTAGGACTTGCACCATTTTTACCATACTCTAAAGATGCATCATTTTCAATTAAAACTAATATAATTGTAAACATATCAACACCAGTCGAGGCACTTGCAAACGAATATAATCGTATGTTTGGTTCTGGTTTGGATATTATAACAAAACCATCTTTAATAGTGTAATTAAAGGAACTTTACTTCCAAGTATTTTTATGATATAATATACGGAGTAAAGTAAAAAATAACAATTATAATATAGATAGGAGAAATATATAATGACTATATTAAAAAGAGTGTTCGGTAGATCTGCTAAATCAAATGCAGGAAGACCAGCATTATCGAAAAAGCAAAGAGTGTTAAACCTTTTAAGTAAAGGTGAAAACGTTGCTTGGCAGACTTTAAGAAACAGATTTGATCTTGAATCTCCAAGAGCGATGATTGACACTTTAAGAGCAGAAGGAAATATGATTTATGGCAATAAAGTTGCTGGTAAAACATATTACAGACTCGGCAATCCAACTAGAGCAATTATTGCTGCAGGGATTGAAGCTTTATATGGTACGAAGTTCAAATATTCAAACTGGAAAAATCCAGTGAGAAAAGCTGAATTAGCACCAATTAACTAATTAAAGAATTTACTGAGAGGTAAGGATCGGTTCTGCCCTCGCCAGTAAATAGTGGTGTGCCTTTATCTTCTTCTTCTTAGAAATGAAGAAATTTGTTATGTGCCTTCAAATGTGGCACACCACTCTTTTAAACTAAAAAAGTACAGCGATATATTCGCGAGAACAAAATTATGTCAATAGGCAAATTCTACACAAACGTCACAGCATCAACCAACGAAATTCTCGTAAGATCCATCAGTAATGGTGGCACACATCATTTAGAACGAATTCCTTTTAAACCTCATTGTTATATTACCAAAGGCAAAGGTGATACAGCATTTAAAACATTAGATGGTAAACCTGCATATAGAGTTAATTTTGACTCTATGAAACACGCAAAGACATTCTTTGAAGAGTTTAAGAGTGTATCTAATTTTGACGTTCATGGTCTTTTATCATTCACTCACCAATATATTGCAGAAACTTATCCAGAATCAAATATAGATTTTGATTATTATAAGATTAAAATTTATTCATTAGATATAGAAACTACTACAGAAACTGGTTTTCCAGATCCTTTAAATCCAGTTGAAGAAATAATACTTCTCTCAATTCAAGATATTCATTCAAAAAAAATAATCACTTGGGGTACTCATAGATACACAGGTGAACGTAAAGATATAGAATATCGTGCATTTCCAAATGAAAAAGAAATGCTTGCTGATTTTATAAAATGGTGGAGTAAGAATACACCAGATATTATTACTGGTTGGAATGTTGCTGCATTTGATACAGTTTATCTTTATAAAAGAATATTACATTGTCTTGGAGAAAATACAGCTAAAAAATTAAGTCCATGGAACTACATCAACACTAAAACAATCTCTGTAAGAAATAAAGGAATAACTTATTATGATTTTGAAGGGATCTCTCTTCTTGATTATATGACATTATATAAAAAATATACTTATTCAAGTAGAGAATCTTACAAACTAGTTGATATTTGTCAAGATGAATTAGGTATCACTAAATTGAATCATGATGAATATGCATCATTCAAAGAATTCTATACAAAAAATTGGAATAAATTTGTTGATTATAATATAAGAGATACAGAATTAATTACTCTTCTCGAAGATAAAATGCGTCTTTTAGAATTAATTATAACTTTTGCTTATACTGCTAAAGTAAATTACACAGATGTATTTTCTCAAACAAGAACTTGGGATATGATTATTCATAATCATTTACTTGATGATAAAATTATTATTCCACCAAAAAGACCTTTAGATAAAAAGAGTTCGATATTTGAAGGAGCATTTGTTAAAGATCCAATCATTGGTATGCATAATTGGGTAGTTGGATTTGACTTAACATCTCTATATCCACATCTAATAATGCAATATAATATTTCACCAGAAACTATTTTAGATAAAAAATACACTTCAGGAGTTGAACATTATTTAAACAATACACCAACATTCGAACCAAATGAAATAGTTGCTGCCAATGGTACTGTTTATAACAAGGAAATTTTAGGAATTTTCCCAAGAGTTATGGATAAAATTTATAAAAGTAGATTTACTGCTAAGAAACAAATGCTAGAAGCTGAAAAGGAATTTCAAAAAACAAAAGATCCAAAATTTAAAAAGATTATTTCAAAGTATAATAATTTACAAATGGCTACGAAGATTGCACTGAATAGTGCATATGGTGCTATGGGAAATGAATACTTTAGATATTTTGATGTTCGTATGGCTGAAGCAATTACATTATCAGGACAATTAGCTATTCGATGGATTCACAATAAGATGAATGAGTTTTTAAATAAAATTTTAAAAACAGAAAATAAAGATTATATCATAGCTGTTGATACAGATTCAATATATGTAAACTTTGATAAAGTAGTTGAACGTGCATTTCTTGATATACCTGAAAAGATTAAAGTAGTACAGTTTATTGATAAGATATGTGAAGAGAAATTTATACCATATATGAATACTTGCTTTGAAGAATTAGCAAAGAGACATAATGCATCAAATAGAATGATAATGAAACGTGAAAGCATTTCTGATAAGGGTATATGGACTGCTAAAAAGAGATATGTATTATCAGTTTACGATCAAGAGGGTGTTTCATATTCTACACCAAAATTTAAAGTAATGGGATTAGAACTTGTTAAATCAAGTACACCACTTGTTGTTCGTAAAAAACTTAAAGATGCTTTACCAACAATTATGTATGGGAATCAATATGAACTTTTTAATTTTATTTCTAATTACAAAAAAGAATTCTTTAACTTATCGCCAGAAGAGATAGCATTTCCTCGTTCTTGTCAGGGAATAAATCATTATGCAAGCGAAGCCAAAATTTATAAATTGTCAACACCTATGCATACAAGAGGTGCTTTAATTTATAATCATTATCGTAAGAAACATCATTTGATGAAAAAGATACAAGAGATAAAAGAGGGTGATAAGATTAAATTTATTTCTTTAAAAACACCAAATCCATTACAATCAGAAAATTGTGTTGCATTCTTAGATAAACTTCCGATTGAGTTTAATGTCCATAAGTATATTGATTATGATACGATGTTTCAAAAAGTATTTTTAGATGCTTTGAAGCTAATTATTACACCATTAGGATGGAAAACTGAAGAAGAAAGCACTTTAGAAAATTTCTTTTGAATAAGTTATTGATTTTAAACACTTTTATTTTGCTCGAAAGCTTTACTTTTTAGGGTTTTTATAGTATAATAGTAGGTATATGATTAATAAAAGTGTAATAACAGATGCTGATATAGATGTTTCTGTAAAAGTATGTAAACATTTACTCATAGATATAATGAAAGATATTGAGTATTTACAGGCAAAGAAAACAGACGCAGAAAATTGGCTAACTGACAGTGAATTTCAAGAACTACAAGATGCTCGTGTATTCGCTGATTCTTTAAAGACAACGATTAATTATATGGAAAGTATAAAATAACTAAATGATGAAAGGCACTAATATAATATGACTACAATGACATTTAATGGTGAAATCCCATTATCTTATAGAGAAAAAATTAATCTTAAAAAACGAAGTAATTGGGATGAACAAAGTATTCTTCCTGATGCAGAAGATATAAAATTTGCTGATTTAATTGATGCATCATGGGGTAATTCTCAAAAACAAAGAGAAATGAATGAGTATGTTGCAAAACGTCTTAATGAAAATGAGCATTTTGTTAAAATGTGTGGTGAAATTACTCATACTACGAAAGACAGTAAATCAAGAATAGATGGTGTAAATAAAGATTATATATTTGAATTCAGATCTAGAAATTTTAACTTATTTGCTAATGATGGACTTTACTGTTGGAAAGTGGACAAGAATGACAGATGTATGTTGTGCACATTAAGTAAATATGATAGTTTGCGTAAATACAGAGAACAAGGTAAAAAACCATTGTATATAAGTTTTTTATATGGAGGACACTTTATATTAAATGATTATACTACTTTTGAAGATTCAACTTTTGAACTTTTTAAAACATCAAAACTTAAAAATGGTAAATTAAGATATTTTGATCCTAATATGAAAATACGAAATGGTGGTGGTCGTGATGATAAAGAAATGAATTATTATCTTCCATTTCATATGAGCAAAATTTTTGTTAATAAAAATAAAATGCCATCAAATCATCAAATTGGTAAACTTGCTTTTAACAACCCTAATGTATATGTTTAAATTTATATTTAGAATTTTATTAGTGTTTTGTGTAATTTTTACAGTGCATAGTCTTGCTCGTAAGAATACAACATATAATAATGTGGTACTAAATTTGATGCCAAATAGTTGCGATCGTGATTGTAAGAAAAAACTATTTGAAGCTGAGATGGAAGACTCAATGCAACAAATGGCAAGAAGTATAATGTCAGAGTTGTTATATCAAACTAAAAAACTAACAGAGGAGAGAACTAATGGGAAATAAAGACTTTTCATATAAACAAAAAGCACATGTTTCACCACAAACAGATTTTAGAAAACTGCATAGAAAACAAGATTTAATTGGTGCTTTTATATTCGCTGTTATCTTGATTATTATATTGGCTTTTGCACCGAGAGCGATATCTAGTGAAACGAAAATAAAAGATGAAATTACAGCTTGGTATGAAGAAACTGGTACAACAATTAAAAACGAATTACTTGGTGTTAGTAATTTTGTATTCAGCATTCCTGAAAATGTAGGTGGTGGTTTGCTTAATTATTGGGAGGAAGTAAAGAAGTATCAAAATGAATCTTGGGCGAAAGCAAGAGAAGAAAATCCAAAAGTGTATTCAGTATTTGATAAATTTTTAGATATATTTAAAAAAAATGATGAATAATATATTAATTAAAACTGTTCAAGATCTAGATGATGTAAGAGATTATATCGAAAATGGTATGATGATTGCAGCAAAAACTAGAATTAATCTGATTAAAAGAGATTTATTAAAAGAATCTAAAAAAGAAAATAAAATTAGAGGCAAATTAACAGTAATCAGAAGAAAGGGAAACCACTGCTAATGAAAAAATTCGCACGTTTAACTGTATTCTATATTGTGTTGAGTTTATTTTTGACTCAAAATGCAAAGGCACAATCAATAGTAAGATCTTTCAATTCAGATGCGTTTGTCACAGCTTATATTAATGGACATGCATATGGATATAACGCAGACCAAATTAATCGTCACTCTAGACCGAATAATTCCTGTGTTTATGAAAGTCAAGAAAGAACCAAAGATGGTGTAGTTATTGGCAGAGAAGAAGTAAAACGATGCCACGAAGAAGTAAAAACTGGTGAAAGTCAGTCTTCTTTTATAAAAGATTTTATTACATCACCTCTTGGTGAAACATTGATAGTACTAACATCTTCTCTTTTATTACAAAGAGTTGCTGCTGGTGCATCATCTAGATAGAAAGGAGGAAACGATGAAAAAAATATTATTACTCGGATCGTTCATGTTGTTAGGAGCATGTGCTGGTAGTTTGTCTAAATTAGATGGCAAAGCATCAGTTGACGGAAACGAAGATTTAATTAAAGTTGCATCATTAGTATGTAATGAGTTTAAATCTACTGATTCAGTATTATATGGCTGTGGTTCTGGTATATCTTCTGATTTAGAATTATCAAAATCAAAAGCGATACTAAATGCTAAAATTGCAGTTGCTGACGTGTTATCAAACAGCTTAACAAAGCAAGAAACATTAGCTACAACTGAAACTACAAAGGACGGAGTAAATCGTCAGTATCAGTCAACAGAGAGAAACCAAACATTTGAACAATCCTTATCAAAATATAAAGTTGTTTACGATAAACAATTTTTAGATCAAGGAAGATTCAGATCTTTTATAGTGATTGAGTATAAAGTAAAATCTCTATAATCCCATCTTTACTTGCAATTAAAAATGGGGTATAATATGACTATACCCCATAAAAATATTATGAAAACACTGAAACAATTAAAAGAAGATCTAAAGAATTTAGAACAAGAATACGAATTTCAAGCATCCTCTGTTCTTGTATCATCAAATAATCTAAAACAAATTCAAGAAGAAATCTACGAATTAAAAGACACAATAACTAAAAGGAGTATTTACAAATGAATGATTTTTTAAAAGATGTAATTAAAGATATTAATAACGAATATGCAGGAACAGCTGATAGTGATTTAGTTGGTGATACAGGATCGTTTGTAGATACTGGTTCTTATGCTCTTAATGCATTATTATCAGGAAGTATATATGATGGACTTCCTTCAAATAAAATTACTGCACTTGCTGGTGAAGCATCAACTGGTAAAACATTCTTCACATTAGGTATTGCTAAAAAATGGCAAGAACAAAGTAAACAAGCTGGTATAATTTATTTTGAAACTGAAGGAGCATTAACAAAAGATATGCTTGCTGAAAGAAAGATTGATTCAAAAAGATTCGTTGTTATTCCTGTTGCAACAGTACAAGAATTTAGAACACAATGTACTAAAATCTTAGATAATATTGAGAAAGTACCTTTAGAGCATAGACATCCAATATTGCTTGTTTTAGATTCACTTGGTAATCTTTCAACAGAAAAAGAAGTTAGAGATACTCTTGAAGGAAATGATACACGTGATATGACAAGAGCACAGTTAATTCGTGGTGCATTTAGAGTGATTGCTTTAAGATTATCAAAATTAGATACACCAATGATTGTGACTAACCACACATACGATGTAATTGGTGCTTATGTACCAACAAAAGAAATGGGTGGTGGCTCTGGTTTAAAATATGCTGCATCTACAATTATATATTTAAGTAAATCAAAAGATAAAGATTCAGATAAAAATGTTGTGGGAAATATTATTAAAGCAACATTACAAAAATCTAGATTTACAAGAGAGTTTTTAAGAGTTGAAACAAAACTTTCATTTGAAACAGGTTTAGATCCATACTATGGACTTATTGATATAGCAATTGATGCTGGTATCTTTAAAGAAGAGGGTGGAAGAATAGATGTAGGTGGAACTAAAGTATTTGGTAAGAATATAAAAGAAGAACCTGAAAAATATTTTACAAAAGAAGTTCTTGATAAAATTAACGATTATACAAAGAAAGCTTTTAAATATGGTTCTACTATTGAATTATCAAGCAATATAAGTGATGCACCAATAGAAAAAGAAAGTAAAACAAATGGTGGAAAATCCAAAAAATCCAAAGAGTGAAACCATAGAAACAAATAAGGATACAATATTTCCTTTCTTAGATCCAAATAGTTTTGAAACACCAGAACTATATGAGAAAGCAAAACAAGAATATTTAAACAAAAAACCAGTACAAATAATTCCACATGAAGTATTATCTGAAAAAGGTAAGTATGGAACACAAAATATTCGATTCAAAGCAAACAAACTTGAAGGTGTAGTTGTCAATTTTGGTAAAGTTGAATTTGTACCACAGAAAGATAGTACAATTAATCTTTCATATGATTATGATGCTGATGTCAGTGGAGCAACATGGCCAGTAATTAAAATTGATTCACCAGAAAGTAAAAAAATATTAGAAAAAGAACTTGGTGATTTTCTAATGAGTTGTATTGAAGAACAATTAAAACAAGGTAAGATTCTATTTCGAGGAGGGTCTGATGAAATGGAAGCTTATGTGAAAGAACGAAATGAGAATAGAAACAACGATACTGAGAAATCTTCTTCATAACGAAGACTATGCTCGTAAAGTAGTCCCACATTTAAAAGAAGAATACTTTCAAGATAAAATTGAAAAAGCAATAGCAAATGCTTCTTTAAAATTTTTTATCAAATATAATAAACCAGCAACAGTTGAAATTATTGATATTGAACTTGGTAATGATAAATCTTTATTTGAAAATGACTATCAACAAGCACAAGCTTATTTAAACGAACTAAAAACAAAAGAAGATACTAATAGCAAATGGTTATTAGAAGAAACTGAAAAATTTTGTAAATCAAAAGCTGTTTATAATTCAATTATGGACAGTATTAAAATTATAGATGGTCGTGATAAAGTAAGAAGACAGGATAGTATTCCTGCTTTATTATCTGATGCACTTTCTGTTTCATTTGATAAGTCAGTAGGACACGACTATATTGAAAACTCAGATGATCGTTTTGAATTTTATAAGAAAACAGAAGAAAAGATTCCTTTTGATATAGATTTATTTAATACAATCACACGTGGTGGATTAAGTAATAAAACATTGAATGTAGCACTTGCTGGTACAGGTGTTGGTAAATCTTTATTTTTATGTCATTTTGCAGCACAGCACTTAATGATGAATTACAATGTTCTTTACATAACACTTGAAATGTCAGAAGAGAAGATTGCTGAACGTATAGATGCGAATTTATTAAACGTGACTATTGATGATTTAAAAATAATGAATAAAATGGATTTTGATACTCGTGTTGAAAGAGTAAAAATGAAAACTAAAGGGAAATTAATTGTTAAAGAATTTCCTACAGCATCAGCCCATGTAGGTCATTTCAAAGCATTACTTGATGAACTAAAAATAAAAAGAGATTTTGTACCAGATATTATATACATTGATTATCTAAACCTTTGTATTTCTTCAAGATTAAAAGCTAATGCTGCTGTTAATTCATATACGATTATTAAGAGTATAGCAGAAGAATTAAGAGGTATGGCAGTACAGTATGATGTACCAATTGTTTCTGCTACACAAACTACAAGACAAGGATTTACTTCATCAGATATAGGTCTTGAAGATACTTCTGAATCATTTGGTTTACCAGCAACTGCTGACTTTATGTTTGCAATTATAGCAACAGATGATATGATTAAAGAGGGTATCGTAGCAATAAAACAATTAAAGAATAGATATAACGATCCTAATTATTTTAAAAGATTTATTGTTGGGGTTGAAAGAAATAAGATGAAAGTTTATAATATTGAAGTGGATCGTCAAAAGAATTTCGATCTAGCTGACAAAGGAGATTCAGAGACTGTATTCGATAACACATCAATCGGTCAAAGAATAAAAGAAGAATCATCATATTTAGATTTTAAATTTGATGACAAATAACAATAAGGAGAAACAATGAGCGATAAAACAGTAAAAGTACTTGTAGCTAAAGAAAAAATAGACTGCGAGCATTTGCTGGCTACATTTGTGGATCATTCACATTATGATACACTAGTTGAATACGATTGTGATTTTTACGCACCATCAATTGATGGTATCAACAGTGAGAAGAACATTCTTTTTAAATTTAGAAAGAATTGGTTCACAAAAGAACAGCAAGATCTAGCATATAAAGGTCTTAGAGAAGCAGCAGTAGAAACTCAAAATAGAGGTATTGCAGCTGGTCCAAAGGGATCAAAGCTAGGTGGTCGTGACTGGGTGACAGAATATCAAGAAGAGATGCTTGAAGCATTAACAAAGTATGAAACTACACTTGATGGTTCAGATCCTATTACATCAATTAAATCAAAATACGAAAACAAAGATAAAACATCAGCAGGAAACAGAGGATCTGTTTGGCTTAAGAATAAAGTGACTGATGAAGGATTTGTTTTTGAAGAATGGCTAAATGAGTTGAAACAGTTATCTCGTGAAGAAATTATTAAAGAAGCAACACGAGTAAAAACTAAATTGACTTCAACAACCTCATATGCACAAGCAGTTTGGTCAGGGATAGCAGGATTCTTTGATAGATATCCTCGTATTCCTTATGGTAGAGCAACAGCCTTTACTGAAAAGAATCCTGATAAATTTGCTATGGGCTTTCCTTTCTTACAACAACTTTCAGAAGGATTTAAAAGACTTCTGCCAGTAAGATATGGTAAGCAAAAAGAAGCTTGTGAAAAGATGGATCCAAAATTTATTATTCCAGGAACTGTATTCACTACAGCAACTGTAAATAAAACTTTTAGAACAGCAGCACACAGAGATGCTGGTGATTTAAATGAAGGATTCAGTAATCTTACAGTTGTTTCGAATAATGGTAAATTTAGAGGTGGTTATCTTGTATTACCAGAATATAGAGTGGCTGTAAATATACGTCCAGGAGATTTATT